GGTGATGTTTCTACCACCTTTAGACCCATTTACCGACCCTTTTCGGGATAATACACCAGATTGTAACATATTAGGCACGCTTGTGCGATCTGCGGATAAGATTTCTTAACTGAATCTAAGCACAACCTTAATCTGCGTGTTATACTAGCCTCATGCTTCCATGCACCTTGTGCAACGAGATCAACTACTCCGGGGATCAGATCAAGGATCTGGCCCGGGCGCTGATCCGACTCCAGCGCCAAATCCAGCCGGTTATTGAGTCCTACGAAAAGGGGCGTCGCTGCCACCCCCGCTGCGCCTCTTGCGGCATCCTGGCTGGGGCCGAGCACCTTGTGACCGAGCTTGTACCGGAGCCAATGATCCCTAGGGCTAGGGGGCAGAAGCGCTATAACGTCTGCCAGTGGTGCTATGCCGACCTGCACAAGAGCCGACAGAGCGTTCCCCAGCGCAGGAAGATCCAACTTCGGGTAGACGAGATGCTGAAAGGGGAGGACGAAGAGACAGCAGACACAGATATTGACAGCATTATGCGCGCCATTCACAATGAGCTTGCATCCTTTGGGGCATCCCAGATTCATAGCCACGAAGAGATTGACCCCGAAGAGGGGGACGATGCCGACCCCGAGCGTTGAGTCAACGCTTGAGGTACAGTTCACAGATGGGGTCTTTGTGGTCCCAGTCTGGTGGGCTCGATCACTTAACAAGCGCACGACAACCTATGTCAATGGGATTCGCGTAGTGAACTGCTCCCTTGACGAAATGCGTAAATATGTGAATACTGACGCTGTAGAGGCCCACTGGGCAGACGCGATCAGAAAGCAGAGAAGCGGAAGGTAACAATGGCTGAGCAACGCTCACTACTTCAGCGACTTTTCGGCGGCGGGGCTGAGACCACCGTGGAAAAGGCGACCCCATCCCTAGTTCCAGATGCTGGACCATACGCCCGTGGTGCCTATGGTCTAAACACTATTACCAAAATGAGCACGGAGCAATTGCGCCGGTGGTCACGAAACAACCCATGGATTCGCGCCGCAGTCAACCTTCGCCGACAGCAGATTAGCCGAGCAAAGTGGGACATCGTCAGCACGGACGCCGGAGACAGCGCCGATCCACGAACCGTCCAGAAACTTCGCGAACTTTTCCGCCGACCAAACCCAAAGGGCGACTCATGGCGCTCATTTATTGAGCCAGTCATTGAAGACATCCTTGTCCTAGACCAGGGCGCTATTGAAGTTGAGAAGAAGGTTGGATCGCGCGTTGGCGCAGACCCAATCGCATATCTCTGGAGCAAGGACGCTGCGCGAATTGCTTTTGATACGACATGGGACGGACGCGATGAAAGCAAGCCGCGATACTACGAGCTTGATGGCGCCGGAAAGCAGGTAGCCGTCTACAAGAACGACGAGTTGATTGTCGTTATCGCAAACCCAGTTACTTATAGCCCAATTGGTCTTTCGCCGCTTGAAGTACTTGCCGAGACCATCGCCGCCGACCTTGATGCTGCGGCTTACAACGCTAAGGCAGTTTCACAGGCTGCGCCTCCGGGCGTTCTTCACCTTGGCGAGGGCGTGCGCCCAGACCAAGTTGACTCCTTCAAGGCTTACTGGGAAGCAGAGGTGGCCGGCAAGAGCCAGATTGCGATTACTGGTGGCGGCAAGGGCATGCAGTGGCTTCCGCTCGCGGCCTCCAACCGAGACATGCAGTTCATGGAGTGGCAGGTCTATCTTGCCCGAAAGATCTGTGCCGTGTTTGCCGTGCAGCCACAAGACATCGGTATTGGATTTGATATTAACAAGAGCACTGCCGAAACCAATGCCGCTTTCACTTACGACAACGGCATTGTGCCGCTGGCCGAGTTGATTGCCGAGTATCTGACGCGAGAGGTGGTTGCTCGTTACGATGCCGACCTTCGCTTTGTCTTTACCGAGATTGGTCGCACCGCGCAGCAGACCATTGCTGAATACAACAAGATGGCGCTCGGAGGTCTGCCATGGCTCCGCATCAATGACGCGCTCCGAGAGCGTGGCCAAGACGGCATCGGCGAGATTGGCGACCAGATCCTCTTCCAGACCCCAAAGGGCTATGTTCCGTCGGATCGCTATGGTGAATACCTTGACAAGGTTGTGTTCGGGACCGCTGCTGTCAACGAGCCGCCAACACCAGATGGGTCTGAGCCAGGGGGAATCCCCAATGGCGAAGACATGGAGCCAGATCCGGGCTCAAACAACACGCCCAATCAGAATCCGTCCGAGCCGGATGCGCAGTTGAAGTTGACCATTGAGATTGACGAGACAAAGGCTGCTGGCGACTCCATCATCGTTTCCGACATTGATGGCACCCTGACCACATCTGATGGCAGCGACAAGGTTAACGAGACTGTTGCGGACTACCTGCGCCAGAAGTCTGAGACGCACCGCATCTTCATCATTAGCGCTCGATCAGTGAAGCGCCTAGAGGAGACGCGCGCATGGCTTGAGGAAAACGATATTCCTCACGATGCCGTGCACCTCAGCGACTTCCCTGCCGGAGCTGGGCTGCAGTTCAAAAAATACAAGATGTCCAAGATTCTCAAGGAAAGCGGTCGCGTTGTTGAGGCAATTGAAAACGATGCCGATGTCCGAGATGCCTATCGTGCTCTTGGCGTTTCAAAGGTTCATGGACCAGCAGAAGTTGCTGATAAGCATGCCGCAGCAGACTATTCTGGGATTAGCCTAAATGTTCCAGCGGCTGTCAAGGCAGAGGCAAAGCGTGGTCTTGACTGGCGTCAAGAGTTTGGTCGTGGCGGCATCGGACCAGGTCAAACGACGGCTCGTATGCTTATTAGCAATACAATGACAATCCCGCGTGTTCGCAAGATGCGAGCCTTCTTGGCTCGCCACGAAGTTGACAAGCAGGGTGAGGGCTTCAAGCCAGGTCAGCCAGGCTTCCCGTCTGCTGGTAGAATTGCGTGGGCGCTCTGGGGCGGAGACCCTGGGGTTGCATGGTCAAACAAGGTGATGCGCCAAGTTGAGGCTCGCGAGCGGAAGCGCTAACCTGTGGGCGCGGAGAAGACATACCACCCACAACCGTGCTATTGTCTTCCTTGCCGAGTCATGGCAGCAGAGAAAGTGATAGAGAAGAAGGGAGGCTCTGATGAGTCACAACTACGAGGAAGCGTACCGACAGGGACACGAGTACAACGAGCTCGTCGCAGCGTATCTAAAAAGAAACGGGATTGATTGCGAAGTCCCAGAACTAGAGATCGCTGAGCGCCCAGAAGACTGGTCAAAGTTTACCAACAACGAGAAGGACATCATCCTTGGGACCGGAGAGGTTCTTGAGGTCAAGTCTATCAATCAGAACTTTACCGGCGATCCGTCGTCGTGGCCGATGCCGCGCGCAATCGTTGATACCTATAGTGGATACCATGGTAAGAAGACTCGCCCATTGGCATATGTCTTCGTTAGCCAGCAAACAAAACAAATGCTGGCAATCTCTACTGAGAAGCCAAGCAAGAATTGGGTTGTTGAGCGAAAATACGATAAGTACCGCAATAAAGAAGATGACTTCTACTTTGCGCCAAAAGGCGAATTGCGACCGATTGATAAACTGGTCAACTACCTGAAAGGTCGCAATGAAGCGCTCAAGGATTAAGCGGACTATCCGTCATAAAGATCCAGTAACCCTTGGCACAGCCCATGAGGTGTTGCGCCGGGATGGCGGGTGCGTCGGTCCTAGGATTGGCATGTACGGGAGCTGCGGAACCCAGTTTGGTCCATCTGATAGGTTTAACATTGAGTTGGACCATGTTAATACCTCTGGGCTCGGCAAGCGTGGGCCATCCATCCCAGAGAATCTTGTCTCCCTTTGTGGTTTGCACCACCGGATCAAGACCGAGCAATCGCGGGTCTGGCGAGAGAAGCTCAACGACTACCTAAGGAAAATCTACGAAAAGTAGACCCTAGACATCCCTGCCCTTGACATGTCAATGGGAGGGCTATAGACTGGGGGCATGAAGAACGGAGGGGCAACGGCATGGCAAATTGCGTGAACTGTGGAAAGCCAGTTACGTCGCCTGACGCTGCTCGGTGCTGGTGGTGCAATCATGCCCACCGATCCTCCTCCGCTCTCGTTTCGCTTGAGGTCCGAGCGAAAGAGATTAGGGATCTGAAGGATGCTGGAATGACGATGGTGGACATTGCAAGGAAACTTGGGGTGAGCCGGCAGCGTGTGTACCAGATTCTCGGAAAGGTGAAAAAGTGACGGAAACTCGAGAGATTGAGTTGGAGCTTCGTGGTCGTTCTTGCTTTGTTGCGGCGCTTGAGTCGCACGAAACAGCATCGGCTCTCGGCAGCAATCAGTCAGCAGAGAAGGAAGCCATTCTTCTTTCAGTCGTGGATGATGCGCATGCACTCCTAGAAGGTTCGCTTAGCGATAGCGGCGAAAGCCTAAGCGCTGAAGACCGACTCTGGATTGATCGTGGCATTAGCTTCGCCTGCGAGGAATGGATTCGCTCTCCGGAAGACATTAACACGGTAGGTGTCTAAACTTAGTGGGGAAAAGGGGAGGGAATGGCGCCTTATGCAGCGCGCAACATGCGCACACATCTGGCAGATCATTGACGACTCTTGCATTCCTCACGATGTGGTGGCAAAATACCTGCAGTGCCATCCGCAGTACCTACGGGACCTGCGGTTTGGGCATGTGAAAATGAGCCAGCCGATGAGGGCTAAGATCAGCGACTTTCTCGGAGTTCCTGAGGAAGAGTTGTTTAGGGAGTATCTGCTCAGAGCAGCAGATCTCAAGAAAGGAAGGTAGGAAGAAATGGCATATGGCAACAGCGCAGCGCCTGAGAAGCGCAAGGCATTTGCGGCAGACTATGTTGAGGTAGCAGACCGCATTAAGGCGTGGTATGACGCCTATCCAAACGCTCGCATTGAGACCGAGCTCGTGCAACTCACCGACAAGATCGTCGTGATGAAGGCACAGGTCTTCCGTGGCGAGACGCAGGACGAGAAGCCGGCTGGAATCGGACACGCCTCGATGGCAATCCCAGGCAGTACACCATACACGCGCGGTTCGGAGTTGGAGAACACCGAGACGAGCGCTGCTGGTCGCGCGCTAGTTATGGCCGGTCTCCCGTCCAAGAAGGTTGCTTCTGGCGATGAGATTCGCGCCAAGAGCGGGGCAGCTCCAAAGGCTGATCCAATCGTTGCTGCGGCAAAGAGCATCTTCGCCGATGAGCCAGGCGATGAGAGCCCGATTGTCCTCAACTGGCTTGATGCAATCCAAACTGCTGCGGATGCAACAGAGTTGCAGAGGGTTGGTCAGGATATCGCTGGTCTTGACTTGAATGAAAATCAGCGTGGCGTTCTGCAGAACGCTTGGAAGAACAAGCGCGCGAAGTTCGCCTGATGGAACTCGTCAGGTACGACGAGCGGCATCCAGAGTACGTCAGCGTCAGCGAGTTGCGGGAGTTCCTCTCCTGCCCGCTGCGCTGGTGGTACAAGTACCGCTTGGGTCTTTGGACAGATAAGACGACACCATTCTTCGCCCTTGGAACTTCGGTGCATTCCGGTCTGCAGAACTGGTATGAGCCAATCAATGGCGGCAAGAAGACTGGCGACCTTGGTAAGGCATATGACGCCTACAAGTTGACTTACGCGCAAGAGTCGCAGAAGGTTGACTGGATGGCGGAGAAGGATGCAGACCCGATTGGTCAGCAGGCGATGGGCCAAGAGATGCTTCGTGCTGCACTCACCGAAGGAGACAACTGGGTTGCCCATGCGGTTGAGCGGACGATGTATGCCGAGATCAAGCACAGCCGTCTTGGCAAGTTGCCGGTCAAGCTCAAGGCTCAAGTGGATATGATCACCACAAACAAAGATGTCGTCGAGCATAAGACGGCTTCTCGCAAGTGGGAGGAGGGTCGTGAGCACGGGGACATTCAGGCGACAGCCTATGTACTTGCCGTTCGCGAAAACTTTGATCATGACCCAGAGGTGACCTTCAACATCATCAGCAAGAGCACCAAGGCTCCGAATGTTGACCGCAGGGTCACGCGTCGTGGTCAGGATGCGCTGGATAAGTTGTACATCTCGGTCCGAGCGTTCCTTGACGCGCAGGAGAAAGGGGTCTACCCTAATCCTTCGTCGTGGGCGCACGCCACATGTGAGTACAGGGAGATTTGCGATAAATGGGAAAGTCACCCACAACTACTTCCAGAGCGGAAGATTCTCAAAACGCTAGTTCCGGGTCTGCGCGACCTGAAAACAGCCAAGGAATAGCTGGTAGGACGCTGCCCGAGTGGCACGAGTGGATCGTCCAGAAGAACCCGCAGGGTCGGATGGGCGATTTTATGTCGGAGGTCATGGGAAAACCGCTTGATAAGCGTCAGCGCTCGCATCTTGCGGCCATCTATAAAGATTATCCGGGCGGAGTACCAGCATTGATGGGGGCGATCTGCTTTGTGGCGATTAAAGAGCCAAAAGGCGATCCGATTGTGTATCTAAAGCAGCTTTCTGAGAAGAAAAGGTATGGACAGCGCGGTCAAGAGCCGCGAGATAAGGAGTTTAGTCGTGATGAGTACATTGAGTCCTGATACATCGGCTCGCGAAGACAAGATTTTGACAAAAGCAGGCGTTCCGCCGCGCTATTTGCCTCATACTTTCGCAAATTTCACTCACCACGAGAAAAATAAGACTGCATTTGAGATCGCTTCGGAGTGGGCAGCGCTCAAAGACCCAAAAGATCGTGGATTTATCCTCCTTGGTCAGCCCGGCGTGGGCAAAACTCACCTTGCGGTCGCTGCACTGCGTGAAGTTGCGCGACTTTGGAGCCTTGAGAGGGAGGAGGAGGCAGGTGAAGACGTCTATCGCGACCCAAAGACGATGATTGAGCAGAATATGCTCTTCATCAATGTCCCAATCTTCATGGATCAACTGCGGCAGGGCATCAAATTCACAGAAAGCAAGGCAAATGATGTGTGGGACTTTGCTATTAATCGAGCGTCGGTGGTCGTTTTGGACGATTTCGGCAAGGAGAAGATCACTGATTGGGTCACCGAGCGACTCTATGTCCTCATTGAGAGCCGATATCAGAACTTGAAGTCCACAATCGTCACATCCAACCGTACCCTAGACGAGCTTGATGGGTTAGGATATGGTGCAGCGGTGAGCCGGCTGCAGGAAACTGGACGCGGAGTCATGATTGATATGAGGGACTTTCGCCCAGAGTTAGGTAGGAAGGGCCGATGAATAGGGTATTAACACATGCATCATTCTTTAGCGGTGTAGGGGGGGTAGATCTTGGGTTTGAACGAGCCGGAATCCGAACAGTCAGCGTCAGCGAGATTGACCCATTCGCCCGATCAGTCCTTGCCAGCCGATTCCCAGATGTCCCCCAGCTTGGAGACATCGTGGCGCTTGCAGATCGTGAGCTTTCCAAGTCTGTACAGCAATCAGCCGACGAAGTTCAACGATGTAGCCGACCCGTTGACGGTATCGGCTGGACCCCCAGCAGTGATGATTGGAAGGCAGCAGATATTTGGAGCGCAGGATTCCCCTGCCAAGACCTCTCAGTCGCTGGAAAGCGGAAAGGATTTACCGATGGAAAACGATCAGTCCTCGCCTTCACCTTCCTTGACCTTGTGGAACGATTCCGCCCTCGGTGGCTCGTGTTGGAAAACGTCCCAGGTCTCTTCACTTCCAACGACGGAAGGGACCTCCTCGCCCTCCTCCGTGAAGTGGACCAACTCGGGTATGGTATTTCGTGGAGAACTCTTGACGCGCGCTTCTTCGGAGTCCCCCAAAGGCGCCGTCGAGTATTCCTTGTCGCGAGTCTTGGAAGCGACCGCGCCGGAGAGGTTCTTCTTGAGTGCGAAGGCGGCTGTGGGCATTCTCAGGCGAGCGAATCGTCGTGGCAGGCAACTGCCGGAGGCTCTGAACAGCGCCCTCTCGTCGCTGGCGCTCTCCTCGCCAGATACCATAAAGGAGCTACCAGTACCGTTGAAAACGGACAACTCGTCGTCACCACAGCCCTCACCAGAGGGGGACTCGGTGGAGGCTTCGGACCAGACGACAACGACGCCCAGGGAAACAAACTTGTCGTCGGTTCGGAGGCTTACGCCAGTGGAGTGCGAGCGCCTGATGGGTTGGCCGGACGGGTGGACGATTCCAACTTCCGATCAATGGGCGCCGCGATCCCGAGCCAAGAAGACGTCCAAGTAGATCACTACACCTACAGCGTCCGAGAGGACGCAAAGGCGGAGAACTTCTCGGCGACACCGATTGATACGGCTCGCGCACTCAATGCAGTCTGGCCAAGCGTGCAAAGCCACCATGCGCAGACATTCATTGCGTCCGTGTACCGTAAGAGCAAGCGCGCACAAAGTAACCAAGATGATGAGACATGGGTAGATGATGGCGTCGCCAATACACTCAATGTCTTTGATTCTGGAGATACGCGAACAACGCATGCAGTCGTTGGTTCCCACTATGATGGATATAACCAGAAGTTTGAGCAAGATGGACCACACCGAACGCTTCGTATCGGGCGCGATTCATCAGACTTTGTTGTCCCCCCAGCAGGAGTGCCGGCAGAGAGCCCGCTCTTGCCGCTGGGCATGGATTCAAATCGGTACAAGGTCTGCGGAAACGGCGTTGTTGCAAATGTGGCAGAATGGATTGGACACCGACTAGTACATGTTGATAAGAAGTGGACGGAGATGCGATGAAAAGGACTGCTGAATCGGTTACTGAAGGACACCCAGACAAGATCTGCGACCAGATCTCTGACGCGATTCTTGACGAGTATCTAGCACAAGACCCACTCTCTCGAGTCGCGGTTGAGTGCGCGATTAATGGCGACAGCCTATGGATCTTTGGCGAGGTGACGAGCGAGGGCACAGTTGACCATCGCCGCATTGCGCGCAATGTCCTCCATGACATCGGCTATGACTCTGCATCCTGGCTCAACCCAGAACTCCTTCGTATTGATGTGAGCGTTGGTAAGCAGTCACCAGACATCGCCCGTGGCGTGGTTGGCGGCGAGGAGATCGGAGCCGGTGACCAAGGGATCGTTTACGGCTACGCAGCACTAGAAACCAGCGACTACATGCCCCTGCCGATCCATGCCGCGCACAAGCTGGCTAGGAGCCTCGCTAGGGCACGAAAAAGCGGTGAAGCGCCCTTCCTGCGCCCTGACGGCAAAACGCAGGTCTCCGTGGCGGAAAACGGGCTTGTAGAGGCTGTCGTGGTGTCCACACAGCACCATGAGAATGTAGAGCCTGACCTTCTGAAGGACTTCATCCGTAGCCTTGTCCAGCGCGACCTTGGCGAGATCCTCTTGCCTGGGGCGACGATTCACATTAATCCGACTGGTCGGTTTGTCATTGGCGGACCAGCTTCAGACTCTGGGTTGACTGGCCGCAAGATTATCGTGGATACATACGGCGGCGATGCGCATCATGGTGGCGGTGCATTTAGCGGAAAAGATGCCACGAAGGTTGACCGCTCTGCCGCATATGCAGCACGGCACGCAGCCAAGTCGCTGGTCGCCAACAACTACGCCAGCAAGGCTGAAGTTGCAATTGCTTATGTCATCGGTCAGGCGGAGCCAGTGCAAATCTCTGTCCGTACCTTCGGCACAGGCAACGACCGCATGGCAGAAAACTTTGTCAAAGGCGGTTGGGATTTCCGACCAGCAGCGATTATTGAGCGATACAAACTGCGTCGTCCGATCTTCCGAGAAACATCCGTGTACGGACACTTCGGCGGAAATAGCCGCGAGTGGGAGAAGGTGCTCTGATGTCGCTTGATGAGACGCTTGATCACGCGCTGATCCCAGCAGTGAAAAGCGCCTACATTTACGGGTTGCCAGTCCCACAGGGATCTGCACGCGCGTTCAATCGCGGCGGCAAGATCGTGGTGACGAGTGACAACCAAAACCTGAAGAAGTGGCGCGAGTTCTGCGCATTTGTGCTTCGGAAGGATATTTCTGCTGGCGTGACCATTGATGGTCCCGTTTGTGTTGATCTGGCGTTCTATTTTGAGCGCCCGAAGTCCCATCTCAACGGCTCTGGAAGCCTGCGGAAGGGATACAGTCAACACCATATCGTGAAGCCGGATCTGGACAAGTTGGTGCGAGCCATCCTTGATGCCGGAACCGACGGATCGGTATGGCATGATGATGCGCAGGTCGTCCGCTTGACGGCCAGTAAGAATTATGTGCAGGCATCTGGGGCGGAGGCGCTTCCTGGCGTGCGCGTAAAGGTATGGAAGGAAGGACCTAATGATTAAGGTTCAGTTGATCGGTCGCGTAGGCTCAAAGCCTGAGCTGCGCACCACCAAGGCGGGACGACCCGTTGCGAACTTCAACATCGCTGTGTCGGCGGGGAAGGATGCCAATGGCGAGTACGTCTCCAAGTGGTATCCCGTCACCTGCTGGGATGGTCGTGCCGAGCTCGCAGTCAAGATCGTGGAGAAGGGCGACCTACTCTTGATCGAGGGCAGCCCGGAGATCAGCACTTGGGTTGATAAGAAGGAAGAGGAGCATGTTGAACTGATGGTTCACTGCAAGTTCCTGCAGATCCTTGCCCGCAGCAAGCGCAAGGATGGCGACGAAGCGACCCCGGTTGCAGCAGTCAATGTTCAGGATACAACGCAGATCTTTGACGATCTTCCGTTCTAATCGTTAAGGCGTGAACGATGCTCCCAGCACACAACACCAAGATTGCGTGGTATCTGATCTCTCAGAGCCAACTACTTGGAATCGTGAAGGCTGGGGGCATCTTCCGTCTTTTTTGTTTTGATGACTTACGTCTTGACCTTGAGGCAATGGACATTCACGGTAATGAGTGGGCGATGGACTTTGAGGAATTTGCCGATGAAGCGCGAATCTTCAATCATGAGGATTATCCGGAGTTCCTAGAGTTTTATCCACAATCTGCAAATCAGATGATGCTAGAGATGGTATGGAGGGGGAGTACGAAACTCGCCACACCACTGCTTGGCGAGTTGGTTCGTACCTTCAAGCCGGTGCAGTACGGGAGGATCAGGAAAGACTAGCGTCCGTTTGGTATACTACCCGTCCCCAAACCAACAGTAGCGGAGGCCGATATGGCGATCAAGGCGACAGACGATACATTCCAGAAGCAGGTACTTGAATCCACCAAGCCAGTCATCGTGGATCTTTGGGCGCCGTGGTGCCAGCCCTGCAAGCAGATTGAGAAAGACCTTGCCGAGATTGAGGCGCAGTACGGAAATCGCGTCACGGTGGTCAAGATCAATGTGGATGAGAATCCGGGCGTCGTGCGCCATCTGGATATTAAATCCGTCCCTACGCTCTTGTTCTATGCTGGGTTAAACGCCGCGCCAATCTCCATCATCGGGGCTACCACATCCAGACAGATTATCTCTCGCTTCCGTCTGTCCGAGCTACCCGCGTGATGGTTCCCCCCACCGTCCGAAATTTTTTATTTTTCTGGGCACCGTCTCCCCTCCCTCCCTGCTGCCGCAGTACGGGGTGGAGCCGATGACTCAGCCACACATCGAGTCAACGCTAATTGAATATGTAGAGGTCA